AGTGTCACCGTAAAGAGTAACACTAATACCAAAGTAATCACTAGCACCTGGAGTTGGGTTGTTAATAGTTTGTTGGAGAGTCCAAGTACTTCCTGAGCGAACATATACATACACTGAACCAGCATCAGTAGCACCAGTGTCATCAGCGTATGCCCCAACTACTAGAGTATCACCGTAAACGGAAACACTAATACCAAACTGATCACCAGCAACTGGAGTTGGNTTGTTAATCTCTTGTTGGAGAGCCCAAGTACTTCCTGAGCGAACATAAACATACGCTGACCCAGCATCAGTAGCGCCAGTGTCATCACCGTGTGCTCCTACGACTAGGCTGTCTCTATAAAGAGAAACTGAAATACCAAACTGATCACTAGTAACTGGGGATGGATTGTTAATCTCTTGTTGGAGAGCCCAAGTACTTCCTGAGCGAACATAAACATACACTGAACCAGCATCAGTAGCATTAGTGTCATCAGCATATGCTCCTACGACTAGAGTATCACCATAAAGAGAAACACTACCGCCAAAGTAATCATAATCAACTGGAGTAGGGTTGTTAATCTCTTGATGCGAAGTGGTCAAGACATAATCATAAAAAGGTATATCATAAACATACACTGACCCAGCATCAGTAGCATTAGCGTCATCACCATATGCTCCTACGACAAGACTGTTACCATAAAGAGAAACACAGGTTCCAAAATGATCACTAGTAACTGGGGTCGGGTTGTTAATAGTCTGTTGAAGAGCCCAAATAACTCCGGAACGAGTATAAACATACACTGAACCAGTTTCGGAAGCACCAGTGTCATCGCCGTGTGCTGTTACTACTAGACTATCACCATAAAGAGAAACTCTATCGCCAAACCAATCACTAGCAACTGGAGTAGGGTTGTTAATAGTCTGTTGGAGAGCCCAAGTAGTCCCTGAGCGAACATAAACATACACCGAACCAACATCGGTAGCATTAGTGTCATCAGCATATGCTCCTACGACTAGAGTATCACCATAAAGAGAAACACTACCGCCAAAGTAATCATAATCAACTGGAGTAGGGTTGTTAATAGTCTGTTGGAGAGCCCAAGTAGTCCCTGAGCGAACATAAACATACACCGAACCAACATCGGTAGCACTGGTGTCATCTCTTACTGATGATACTACTAGACTATCACCATAAAGAGCAACACTATACCCAAACTGATCACTAGCAACTGGAGTTGGGTTGTTAATCTCTTGTTGGAGAGCCCAAGTAGTCCCTGAGCGAACATAAACATACACTGAACCACCAGTAACGCCAGCGTCATCACCATATGCTCCTACGACTAGACTGTTACCATAAAGAGAAACGCTATACCCAAACCGATCACTAGCAACTGGAGTCGGGTTGTTAATAGTCTGTTGAAGAGTCCAAGTAGTCCCTGAGCGAACATAAACATACACTGAACCAACATCAATAGCACCAGTGCTATTATTATCACCATGTGCTCCTACGACTAGAGTATCACCATGAAGAGCAACACTATACCCAAAGTAATCATAATCAACTGGAGATGGATTGTTAATCTCTTGTTGGAGAGTCCAAGTAGTTCCTGAACGAACATAAACATACACTGAACCAGCGTCAGTGCCACTGACGCCATCTAATAATGCTGATACTACTAGAGTATCTCCGAAAAGAGAAACACTGTGCCCAAACAAATCATTATCAACTGGGGTCGGGTTGTTTATAGTTTGTTGTAACTGGGCACTGACACTGGGTAAATAAGTCTTTGGTATTTGTTTATAAAGCTCAGGAAAATCAACCCTATTAAAAAACACTTCATCTGTTATTTCACCTATCATATATTATCCTTTTGGTTGAAATTTTTATATTATCTTGAAAAATTTATCGTTAGATTTCTCAAACTTTGAAGTGGGTCAATCCAAATTTCTTCATCTAAACTCGCGTAAAACTTACCAGATGCTAATTCAGTTAATTCTACTGCTATATCTGAACAAGAAAGTTTATAACCAGAGTATCTAATTTTGTTTTCCCTTGAACTTGCGTATTCGTCAATCAAAACACTAATAGCATATGATGTTTCTGAACCAACATAGTGAACATTGAAAACAACATCCAATCTTCCTATGGTAACTGGATCTAACACATTAAGGTTCACTAAAACCGCATTCCCTCTTTTGTTTTCAATCAATTCCCTGATAGAATTTTCAATAGTTGGTGTAAAAAGCTCTTCTTTAGGTAAAATGGTGATATCTTCAGCTGGATAATTATCCTTAACAATTGTGTCGTGGATGTATTCACCGAATTCTCTCATAATACCATTATAATAATCTTGTGTTTGTACCCATCTTCCATCCACTGAATTTCTTATTGCTATTTTTCTAAGGATTTCTTTATCAAGATACTTAGTTGGTTTTCTCAAAACAACTATCGTTAAAACCTCCTTTGAAACTATCAAACCACCTAGATTCATTGAGTCAACATTAAAATTCTCTAAAAGGTCATCACCAAATGAAATGAAGTCAAATTTTAGTATATCATTGTTTTCTAGTTTTTTTCCAATTGAGCCATCACCGAAAACTAATTTCACATAATTGTCATAAGATAATCTTAAACATGAGTCCTTTAAAGTCGGGTCATATAAATTAAGCTCTTCATCTATTAATGAAACTGATATATCGTTTATAGATAATTGCTGAAATTCACCAGCGACATATTTATGTAAAGCAGTAATTTCTACTTGTAAGAAATCCTTAGCGGTAAAAATGGTTTCTTGGTATGACTCAACTTTACCTACAGTAACCGTTACCTTACATTCAGAGTTTGCAAAGTGTTGAACTGTTTCGTATACAATGATATCGTAATTTTTGTATGTGCCAATCTTTTGACCAGCGGTCAAGAAACCAGTTACTAATGGCATGAAAGTAATTTCTATGATAAAAGATTTAGCTGGTGGTCTATAAACCCCCTTGTTTATAGCAAGTTCTGTCACACTTGAATCAAGTTTTGCGAACTGTAGCGTACCTTCTCTTACCCTCATCAAATTATAGTGGTTTTTGATTGCCTGAGAACCAGCAATCAGTTCTATAATGGTTTTCCCTGCCCCACCGCTGAAGTAATCATCCCAAGCAAGCCCATCTGGAAGGGAAGAAACCGCGTCTTGAAGTTCTTTCGCGATAGAAACAGGGGATAGATTTTTCTTATCAAACTGCATAGAATTTATCCTTTTGTTTTTTTGATACCCTTGATTGATAGAGGTATAGGTCAGAAACTTTACCTTTTATCGTGAAAGCTATTTCAACATAAATGTCGTGAAAATTCTCACCTTTCACGAATGAAAGTGAGGAGTTAATTTCGATTCTGGGTTCATATTGTTTTAATGCAGTATAAACCTCTAAGTAAATTTGCTTCTCTGTAAGTGGTGTTACAATCTCGAAAAGAAACCTTTCTAAGCTAACGCCAAAATTTGGGTTAAAAAGGCGTTCACCTTTTTCAGTATTTAATATATTATGAATCGACTGGTAGATGTCTTCTAAGTCATATAACAAATCTTGTTCTAATGGGTCTTGTTGGTTTACATCACTATAAAAAATCATTATTAATCCTCCTAAGGCGCAGGCGGAACGGAGGTAGAAGTCTTACTTCCACCAGACTGTACACCTTCGTGTTTATGTCCTATAAGACCTATTGCGCCAGATTTTATTTCCCCGTTTGCATCTATTGTACCAGATACTTCCAATTTCCCGTTAACCTTAACAGTTGATGCATTCAGTACGATATTACCAGATGAGGTAATCGTTATGTCACCACCAGAACAAGTAATAGTCAATTCACCATTAACGGTCAATTTATCGTTTTCACCGACTTTCACTTCTCGGTATGACCCAATGTCCCTTTTTTCATAATCAGAAATTGCGACCTTAAAATAATCACTTATTTTGATATCCGCATAATTGTCAGTAACTAATTTTAAGTAATCTTTAACATTTACAGTTGCTGCCCCAGCACCATCTATGTTACAGTCAGTTTTACTTGAGTGTTTCATGAGAAGATTACCCTTCTTCATATTAGACTGAATTCCAGTACCAGACTTATCTAATGAACCCCAAGTCTCTGGGTAATCACCTTGAAGCCACCCTAAGCCGTTATGGTTAGTGGTCATAGTTTGGCTAGTCGCTTGCCAAGTGTAATCATCACCGCCGACTTTTTTCACCTTGACTTTTGTACCAACCGCTGGAACCCTCAAACTTGATGCTTCCCCAGTACCAGTTCCGATTGGTTCTAACATAGTGACCCAAGGCAGATCTTCTGTTGGTATCCCTGCTTCATCGTCAGAGTACCCTCTTATTCTTACTTTTACTCTCCCTAATTTTTTAGGGTCTTTATCATTCTCGACTATAACGGCATTCACATCTCCGTGTTCGTGTTGAGAAGAGTCAAGAAACTCATTAAGGGTAACTCCAGCCATATATATATTCTCCTTTTTAGAACGGTAGTAGTTCAGTTATTGGTGATAACAGTGAACTAAGGTAATCAGGCGTATCACCAAATAAACTACCTGTTTGTCCATTTATACCATCTTTAGAAATTGTAATCTTGATTGCTGCTCTGTTATTGGCGAAAAATCTAGTTATGTTCGTTATCGCATATAAACCGCCAAGTGAGTTCATTTCACTATTATTAGGGTCTTTTGTTGGTCGCCAAGGGGTAAAATGTATTAAATCCAATAGTTCATAATCTTGCCATCTTCCTAAAATATGAATTTCAACTTCAAGTGAATTAAGCATAGCAACTTTCGGTATATTTACTAACCTGGACTTTGAGTAATTATCATGAAAATTATCAGTATCCACTGTTCGTTCTATTTCTGTTTTGGTGGGTGAATTCCCAGAAATATTCAACCCACCGCTGACCATCACTGGTGAAATTTTAGGAGTAGAAACTTTCTTTGCTGCTCCATCAGTTGAACTATGTATAGGCGTGATTTTAGTATTAGTGACCATATTATTCAATAAACCGAAGTCAGACACAATAGTGTAGTCTGGCTCATATGCTGCTGTGTTTAATGGAACTTTATCCCCATCCTTAAATTGCTTCAAGTACCACTTCGTTTTTTGTTGTGATATTTTATTTATATCAGTTATTAAAAACTTTCCTGACATCTCTATAGCGTATATTAAAGCATTGTTATCGTTGAGGTAAGAACGCTTCCAGACATCATTTAAGAACCTGTGTGGTGAATGGTTGGGTCTAAACCAGTTCATGGCGTCGTTAGCTGTTTCTGAGGTTTCGACGGTGACCTGAAAATACTTCGACGCAACTTCTTTCATAACTTCTATAGATGTCTTTTTTGGGTATGATTTTTGTTCATTATCTCTTAGATAATTTATACCGTTGAAAATTAACCCCTTGATATTAACCAATGTGTAAAATGAGTCCATCACTGAATGATTGAATTTTTGTATTTGCATCTCAGCGTATTTGTTTTGATTAATGTCTTTACCAAACCAACAAGAAATTCTTGCGCCCTCATTAAGCTTAGATATGATGGAAGAGTCTAGTGTTTTAAATGTAAGTGAGAAAATAGGAACATCACCGCCTATTTTCTCTTCCATAACAAATTCTATGACTCTGCCATTTTTACCTAAAAAATCACCAGTACCCTCGATTATAAAGCCGAAAAAATATTGACCCAACACGCCAGCAATAGTTGCGCCAGAAAGTAGTGAATTTAATTTCGGTGCAGGCATTATATTTTTTTCCTATCTGAAAAATTTTGTTTTAATACCATAGTGCTTCTTAAAGAGAAAATATCATTTGTTGAAGGAATTTTTATGATAGCAGAAGATGGAATGTTCCAATCTATGTAATTATTATATTCCATTAAAAACCACCAATAATCAGTCGAACCAACTTTCTTAAATGAAAGATTATCGAACCTATATTCATATTCACCTACTTTTGTTTCACCAACATGGGAGACTTCATCATTCATCTCCCTTAAGAAAACTGAACTAAGTACATCATAAGTGTCTTCTTTAAATTCCATAAATGCCTCTAATGGGAGAACATTTTCAGTGAATGGTTTTGTTTTATCTATAAAAAAATCAGCCATTAAAAACTCCCTCCGCCACCGCCACCGATACCGCCTGAAAATAAACCTATGTTAGCACCACTTGCCCCGATGAAACAGTTCTTAAATTCTTGCGCTGAGAATAATCTTGACGGTGATAATACCATTGATATTTTTGCGTACAACGGAATCGAAGTACCCTTCACCCTCTGTTTTGAAATTTCGACTGTTGCTGTGGTTACCACGAACATATCTATTGCTTTAAACCATTCCCCGATATACACTGATACTTCCCCAGTAGCATTACTCAAAGCATCTATGGTATAACCACCTGGAACGGTCTGTAATAGGTCATCAGCATATGACCCAGGAAGTACATAATCCCAAACAAAATTAGCAATATCGAGTGGGTTCTGACCTTTTTTTGCCATAACAACTATATTCAGTGAAATAGCTTGGACTTCTGAACCACCCCAAGCAACTTGTGTTTGTAGGAATGTCTTTGTAGTTTTATCTGTCCCTATACCCTTGGCAATATTATCAGTGGTTTTTGATATAGCAGATGATACGGTAGAATCTGCTATTTGCCCTGCTATTGAAGTCGGTCCAAAGTTAGAGGTTGCGCCGAATGAATAATCGGCATCAATGAACCCTGATATTGGTGGCAGATTGTTACTAAGGACATAAACCAAATTTTTTGGATCTGAGGTCAGTGATTCTAAATAGAGAGCTTCTGAATTTGCCATATTACCTCGTTTTACTATATTTAACTTGGCAGATTTTTATCTACCAGCTAAAAGCCCTCTTAGGATATCTAGAGAAGAGTCTGAAACACTTGCCGTAACAGGACTAGACGAACCTCCGCCAGATGAACCAATACTACCTATCATTGATGGTAGTTGACTTATACCAGATGCTGCCGAAGTATTCGCCGATAGTAAAGAACTATTGAAGTTCTTCTGCCCTGAAGCAATTTGCCCTAAAGCCCCACCAAATGGTAAAGAATTCATGTTACCCAGAACTTGTGACATTGAATAACCATTTGTGCTGCTTGAACTGGGTCTACCCAAAACCCCATTAAAGTTCACTCCAGCCATTGCCTTACCGACCGTTTGCTGAATTTCACCACCTGAGTTTCCTGATAACCCACCCAAACTTCCTGGGCTACCAAAACTTCCTGGGCTACCAAAACTTCCTGGGCTACCCAAACTTCCTGGGCTACCCAAACTTCCTGGGCTACCAAAACTTCCTGGGCTACCAAAACTTCCTAAACCACCTATGCCAGATGGTCTCATCTGAGAGGAACTAGCAAACGATGATTGAGTAGATGGCATACTACCATAAGACCCTCCGCCACCGCCAACAGAGTTACCCACGGATTTGGCTGGTAACTCAGCTTCATTCATAGGTGATTGTGAAGCTGAACCGTCAGCTAACGCAGATGTGTCTCCTATAGCTTCTTTTGCCCACTCTGGTAAAGTACTAGAAGAACCATTTGCCCCCCAAGCTCTTTCTTTTCCTATGTCGACATGGATAAATCCTGGGTATATTCCTATCCCAGTAAATCCAGCTTGTTTAGCCATTTTTATGAAACTAACCTTAGACTGCAATTCCTTACTTTTCCAAGCTATATCAACCGCTTTGCCTTCCATGTGCATAGATTGTTTAGCACCATGTACACTTTTGTTATAGGCTGGGCTTCTATACGCAGACAAAATATGAAGCCCTCCCCCAGCCATATTACTCAACTTATCTAATTTTGATCTTGTTAAAGAAAGCAAACCTTCTAACGATTTACCAGTGTATTTCCCAGTTGACTCAATGTTTGCGGTGTTCATTGAAGAACCGCCAGAAGACCCACCAGCCATCATTGGACCTCCAGCTGGCATAGTAGTTTTCAGAGGTCCCCCAGCTGGCATCACAGCAAATTGTTCACCAGAGGCAGGGGTCGCCCCAGACATACTTCCGGACATTTCAGCTTCGCCATAGAAATTTTGAGCGGTTTTGGTTCTTTCACCGAGTGCTGCCCCAGAAGAGCGTTCATAAGATTTATCGACTGTGTATGCGGCACCTGATGCGGTTGTCGCTTGTCTTAGTTTATCCCCTGCTCCTTTCTCAGAGCCTTGCGTAAGCTCATAATTAACAAAACCAAGTTGTTCTTGGAATGTTGATTCCCTAATATCTTTACCAGCCCACTTTTTAAAGTTTGCTTGTCTATCTGGGTGCCACTGTGCTATACCATACGCTTTTCCACCATCACCCAACGCATCAGTTTTAAACTTAGATTCAACCGCTAAATTACCAACTAATCCAGCAGACTGTTCTTTTGTCCACCCCTTTGATTGAAAGAACGCCATTGCTTCTTTACTTTCACCAGTTTCAGATAGTCCAGGTCCACCATAAGAACCTCCTCCGCCACCTACTGAGCCTCCACCGGAAAATCCACCTCCACCTGATGGGTTATCTCCACCAAAACCGAAGATTCCAGAAACGGAATCTTTCATTTTTTCCCACATAGATTTTTCTTTGGTTTGGTCAAGTAAATCTTCTGCTACTTTTTGTTTCTCAGCTATTTTTCTTGATTCCCTTATACTCCTTAGTTCTTCAAGTATAAGTATTTGGGTTGCTTCTGTTCCTAGTGTATTAGGAACACCTTCACCGCCTGCCATTTGTTCTTGTAGCCTATATAGGTCTTGAAGAGTACCGGAACTCTGTAAAGTATTTGATGACGGGTTGGCTCCACTAACAAGAGCTTTATCCGTAACAACTTTATTAAACTCAGTGAGTTTTGGGGCAGGATCGCTTGTTTCACTGGATGGCATCAATGTATCAAAAATTGCAGGGAGGGTTAATAAAGACCCAAGTGGGAGAATTGCTTTAGAAGCAAACCCACCTATTTTTGACAATAAACCACCTTTTTTACCAGAAGGTTTAGGTGTTCCGCTGTCTACACTAGGAGTGCTCACTGGTGAAGGTAAAGTATTCGGTGCAACGCTGGATGAATTCATATCATGGGCAGCAAGAGCCATATCAGCACCAACACTAACTGCTGTACCCACTCCTGGGAAAGTACTGGCTAAACCGCCCCCTATTTCAAGAGCAGCACCAGTAAAGTCACCATCCATTATTCTAGATATACCAAACCCTAGTCCAGCCAGTGCCCCAACAATTGGTATTTTCTTAAGGAGTGACTTCCCTACAGTCTTAGATAATATACCTGATGTCTTTTCCAATCCTTTCTTTATAAAGTCACTACCCTTTGAAATGATGTCACTAGCATTTCCAGCCCCAGGAATTCTAGACATTAAAGAAGCAATTTTACCTTTCGGCTTCGCCGTTTGTGTTTTGGTTGGTTTATTATTTGATGATCCTTGTGAGGTTTGGGCATGTGATGAATTCTTGTTACTATCATCACCAAAAAATCCACCAACGACCCCGTCCATTACCCCACCACCAGCCATGGCACCCATTGCCATACCACTAAAACCTAACCCACCTAATTTTTCAAGAAACCCTTGTAACATCGTACCATATTTTCCGAATTTTCCGAGCGGTAGTTTTGATAATATTTTAGCAAAATATTTTATACCTACTGCGCCCAGCAATGTTGAAAAAAATCCACTAGACTCTTCTTTTTTATCGCCTTTTTTATTGTTTGACTCCTTTAGGTCATCCCCTAAATCTTCAACTGCTTCCCTTACTCTATCTACTGACTCTTCAACATCTACTACTGCAACCTCTAAGTCATCTTGTTTGGTGAAGTTATCTCTTTTCTCGGCTTCAGCATCATCTAATGCTTGCGTATTTCTCTTTTGTTCTTGTTCAGTTAATTTAAGAAGTCTTCTCAACAGGTCACTGGCGTTTTGGTCTGATTCTTTTTTCAACCCATTAAACCCTAATAGCATGTCCTTTGTTCTTAAAAAGTTATCAGATACAACAGACTTTAATACGGAAGAAACCTTTTTGTCTGAAATATCAGAAAACTTTTTCATATATTTTTCAGTGTTGTCATTATTACTTTCTGTGATATTAACGATCTCTTTAAATATTTCTTCTGTTTTTTCAAATTGCTTTATGTATTCTTCAGACCCTTCCCCGTATTGTTCTTTTAGCTGGTTTAATAAAATGATTTGTTTCTTACTAACCTCAGTTAAATCACCGCCATGCTTGTCAATAAAGTCTTCTAACCTTTCTTGTTGCATAAATGTGTGTTCTTTCATAGAAGACAACATTGACTCAGTTATACCTGAAAGGTCACCACCCAATCTTTCCACCAATTCAGTTAGCATTTTTTCGTATTCAGTTTTTGATGACTCAGACTTACCAAGTACCGCGATAGCTTGATCTCTTAGTGCGTCCTGAAATGCCTCAGTTTCTTTTCTTCTCGCTTTGGTGTTAATGTGTAAGTTTATTTTTAAATCTTTATGGATATTATCAACAATCTCATCGAGCCCAGAATTAAATGAATCTGAAAGTCTATTAAGATTCCCTTTAAAAAAACCAGCGTTTTTCTTTTCTTCTGCTATTTTTTTATCATTAAATTCTTTTTGCGTTTTCTTTCTTTCTAACTCTCTCTTGATATTTCTTTTTGCTTCAAGTTTTTCCCTGTCGTTATCGTTCGCAATACTGTCTTCGATTACTTCAGTCATTTCTTCGAAAACCTTTAGTTGGGTTTTCCTGTATTCTTTTTCAGCGTTATCTCGCATTTCTTGTTTTTTATCAGCTTGGGCTTTTTCTTTCTTACCATTTTTATTGGCGTTTTCAGCGTTCTTTTTGAAGAACGCTTGTAATGACTCTACACCAGAAGCTACGGATGCCATTAAGAAATTTGTCTGTGAACCCCTCTTACCAGCAATAAAAAGAGTCGGTTTTGTTGATTTTACTGGTCTCGCTGATTCTCTTTCGTCATTCTTTTTATTGAAACCGAAATCTCTTTCTTGGGTTTTATTAGCTTCTTTATTATACTTTAATAATTTTTCTAAAAGTTTTTCTACATTAGTTTTGTCTTCAGCCATTATAAGCCTCCATTTCTTGTTCTAAATATTTGAACAACTGTTTTTCTATGTACACAACATCCAAGAACTCCATTTCGTGAAGGGTACTAGGGCTTATGTGCATTTTGTATGCCAAAATTGATTCTTTTTCTAAGAGAGTCTTTGGATTTATCTGTGGAACCAATGTACTCAATGATGTCTGGAAAGGGTATGTCGTGTAAACGACCGCAAACCTCCCCGTCTGGTTTATCACCTGACTTGTTTATTCTTGCGGAGCACGAAAACCTTAGGTCTTGTACGCCATGGAACAAAGAAACATCAATGGTTTCAAGTAAATTAACATTCAAACCATTCAATACCTCTTTGATTATAGTCAATCTATCCTTTTCAGAACCACCAATAATACAATTTGACATATATACATCTAAATCTTCCCTATTACCATCAAATATCATTTTTTTAAATCGACCTATAGTCATAGGGGTGAAACTGACTTCAGATGTTTCTTCACCATTCTCGTAAAGGAACGGGGATTCTAAATCAACTGTAATAGGTAACGGGACAGAAATCTCTTCAAATAACAAATCATCTAAGCTGAAAGGTTCTTTATTTAGCGCACCGCAACTACTACATTCATAACTCATCGTATATTCTAGAGTACCGAATGTTGATAACTTAACCATTGTTGTTATATAATAGAAATCAAAATAGGTGAGGTCTTCTTTATCGAAACTTGTATGTATTTTTGTGAGAAAAAAATCTATTGTTTCTGTGTCAGCTAATGTACTCACTGCTAAAAATTTCATTTCACCAAATGTTAGTGGTGAAAAATATACCACCGATTCACTAGGATAAGAAACTCCACCAGATGGTAAATCTATTATGTTAAGTTGGTTTACAGAAGTTGGTCTTTTTGTCGGGATTGCTTTCTGTTTCTCCTCTTCAACCATTTTGACATTATTCTCTTCAGCGTACCTTTTTGCTTCTAGGCTTTCAGCATAGGTAACTGGTCTCATTCGTTTTTCCATTTAAATTCCCCTTGTACATTTTTTCTATTTAATTATTTTCGAAAGGGGGGAAATTGGGTAGTTTAAAATTATACTCAGAAGAAAGAAGGTACTTTTACTGGATTCAAATAATTTAAGTTAGTAGTATCAGCAGAAAACCTGTTATCTTTTTCGTTGGTGTCTAAATTCACCCATTGAAGAGACCCAGCCACAACTGAAAAGGTCACTTGATAGTTCGGTACTGACCCATCTGTATCACCATTGTATATAATGTTTCCGGAAGGTATGACTTTACCTATCCATTTATATACCGACTTCCCAGTCGACTTTAATTTATGTACGGTAAATTTCTTCGATGCGTCTTCAACAAGAGCAACTTCATAACCATCTTGTGATACACACGACGCCATCCACTCTGTAATAAACCTTGTTACTTTTAAGTCTTCGCTATCGACATAAGAAATAGTTAAAGTCGGTAAAGTTCTTCCTGATATATATTCAATATTTGAAGAACCGAGGGATTCATTCGTTACCCCAAAGAAACCAAGTTCTAATGTAGTTGCTGAAGTGAACCCACCAAATAGGTTTTCTAAACCATCTAATTCAAACTCCCACTTATTACTCGCGTCCCATTGGATAGAACGCATTCTATGTAAAGTAATTTTTTGAAACGATGCCATACTGTTTTCCTTATATTAGGATTATTGTAAAATGTAATTTTATCACGCTTTACAATAATCCTCGATTTATTCGAGGATTAAAATTAACCTACATTATAAGGTTGTTCTGGTTCAGCTAAGAAAGGGGTATCTACTTCGATGAAGTAGTCATAAGAAATTGTCATTGTTGGTTGAACAATATCACCAGTTTCTGAAAGGTCACCAAGTTCATAATCTTCCAAATAACATCCTCTTAATTCCCAAGCAGTTGCTTTTGAGCCTGAAATACCATTTTGTCTATTTAGTCTTCTAATAACAATTGTTGCTTCTATTTCACTCTTCGGGAATTGGAAACCATTATTTGTACCAATAATTTTTTCTCTCCAAGCTCTTATAAAATCATGTACTGGGGAGTCAAAATCGGATTCAACTAATGTGAATGTGATTTGACCTGAGTAATCATAATCTCCTGGTTGTTTAACTTTGTGCCCTCTAATAGTAATTTCCAGTGAGTTTCCTGTTCTTTTAGGTATCTCAGCTGAAACAGCCCTTAGGTTCATTGTTTCTAAAAATTGCCCGTGTGTACCAGCAAGTTGTGCTGGTGGGTCTAGAAATTCAACAGTCCAAAGATTTGATACCATCGCATCTCCGATACCATACCTTACCGTTTCTATAGTTGGTCTTTTTGCCATCTTAAAATCTCCTTATTTGTTATGAAAAACTTACAGTACCGTTATTGATAACAGTTGTAAAGTTTATGTATTCAATTGAATAAACTGGTTTGACATAAATATCAACATTCAATATGTTATTAACGGTATCTTGTGGTGAGTTATTGGTGTCATCACAAACCACAGAGAAAGCTGAAATACCGTTTCTTGCGTGAATTCCAGTCAAGTACCCGTTTATAGTTCCTTCAACAGAAGCTCTCACATCGGTCGTGTTCAATTCGAATAAATATCTTTCTAAGAAAGTTGAAATCTCTGGCTTAATTTTATTCAAAAGAAGTCTTACATTCATTCTATCTACTGCGGTAGCCACATAAGTCAATGTATGTTGACCCCAAATAGCCACGCCTTTACCTGGAGAAAATCTAATAGGGTTAATACCGTTATCAGAAAGAACATCTAAGTCCCCGTCAGTAAATTTAACTTGTACATCATTAACAAACAGTCTTCCTCTATTGAAGCCTGCTGCTGGGTACCAAATTTCATATTCAGAAGCGGAAATACTAATTGCTGCTGCTGCAAACCCGTCTGGGGCAATGAATATTTCTCTGTTGTTGTATTTATCGGTAATTTTGATATGTGATGTATATAGAGCAGCATATGATGAATTGATATTCAAATCTGTTGTTCTGTAATTAACTATATCAGATAAATATGTGACTGGGTTCAACCCAAGTTCAAATGGAACAGTTAGGACTGCTATTGAATCATCTCTTTCCTCACAAATTTGAGAAATTTTGTTTTGGTACGGTGATGAAGACCAACCACCATCTAAAAACACTGTCAACGGATAATTGTTCTTGTTAGCCATTAAGCTTGCTGATACAATCATATCAGAGTCAGTTACCGCGCCACCATCATTACCGCCGACAAATCTAATTAAAGATCCAGTTCTAAGAACTTCTTTTGGTAATACATCTGCTGGTATAGCTTGGTTAGAAATAGCATTAATATAATTCGAACCAGTTAATACAGTTTCGATGTATATATTTCTTCCAAATCCATCTCTTGCGTCTATGTCTCTTGAACAAATGAATGATTCTCTAGGTTTCACAAGGTTTGAAGTAGAAAAAACATTCACCGTGAATGTTCCAGGCAGTTTCTGGTTTTGCGTCACAATTTCTACTCTGATGTCTTTAGACCAATTTCCCTCATTAACAGAGTATAATAAAATACAATCATCAACGGAGAATGGTAATGGAGAAGCGTCAGTGAATCCTAGTGCTACGGCATCTGTTTCTGGTGCTGACGCTGGTGCTGTATCTACCAATGCTGGGTTATTGAAAAAAGTGTCTAAAGTAACAGAAACACCAGTCGCGCTTGATATAGTCGCACTTGATACTGAAGAAGTACCGTTAGTCATCGAAGCAGACACTTGTAAAATCTTACCAGTAACAGATGTAGTCGCGATATATGTTGGAAATATATCTGAAACTTGAATGGTACCAGTCCCGTCCGCTACGCCACTTACATTCATCGTAATTAATGGATTTCCTCTATACCCAGTACCAGTAGTCATAGTTGGGAGAGCAGAAGATAGTGTAGCGGTTGTACCTGTCGCGCTCAAGACTGTTCTAGTATAAGACACACCTGAAACTATAAAAGATAAAGTACTACCAACAAAATCAGCCAATGCTATCACAGACGAGCCTACGCCGTCAACTATGTTTGTTATATTATAAGTAGCACCAGAAACAAAAGAAACGTCAAATGTAGCATAATCACTTGATTTCACGATTGAAGCAGTACCTGTTCCCGTGAATGATATAGCTGAATCAATTGAAGTCGTTAAAGTAGCAACGCTTCCAGTAACTGAAGAAACTACAAAAGAACCTTGACCGACAGACGGGATGTTTATAGATCTACCAACCAAATCAGTCGAAACACCACCAGTCAATGAAGAAATAGTTATTTCATTTGAGCCATCTACAATATTACTAGCAGTAAATACTATTGCTTTTTTCGATGGGGCAGTTTCATTAACTTGAACATACGGTGTAAGAGAAGCGGAACCAACTTTTTTTACGAAAGCACCTCCATTGAGAGCACCATTCGCTGTTCTAATGACCCACATAGTTCGTGTTTTTTCAAGTGCGGTGAGTGCACTGTAGTATGCTAAATTGTAACCGACTTTTATTGTATTATCTGGGGTGAATTTATTCAAAAGATCATTTTCACTCGTAACTAAAACTGGGACATTAATCGGACCTTTTTTAGCTGGGATAACGATAGCATTATAAACGCCTGTTTGTCCGCCTATTTTTTGAACAAGATTTTGTTCATAAGTTTTTACGCTTGCTGCTGGCATTTTACTCTCCTTCTATATTGTAACTAAGATTAAACCTGCAGGTAGTTTTCCTGGAAGTAAATCTTTATGTTTTATTTGTATTGTTTCATTCGGCGAAACAACGATTGTTTGCCCGTCGTATTTTACCATGACTGGGTAATTCACCATTGAAATTAGTTTGGTCATCTTCAACTCCTTATTTTAATATATTTAATTAAACTCTAAGTTCACTGGATTAGTTCACTTTTTATGAGACCTGTCCCCTCTGGTGGTATACCTTGCCAAAGCTTGTAATCAATTTCTTTTATCACTGAACCTATTTCTAGTGGCATAATTACAGGGAAATTTAAATTGAGTGATAACCCAATTCCTATCACTGGACCAAGAGACGCTAGGTCTTCTTTTTCAAATGAAGTGGTTGTATTAGGTTGAGCTGAACATTTTATAACCCCGATGGGGTCACCATAATCAGCATCGAACACCTCAAACTCACCAGTATTTACATATAGGTGTTCTTCAATAGTTTCCGCGATAGACATATTGTTAGTCACGACCTTAATCCCTATGTCCAATGATGCCATTCTCATAGTAGTTTCGGCATCGGCGTAATCCATAGCCAATGGGGTAGTATTGACGGTTACTCTGGATGGTTTATTATTGTAATTAGACGGCGACAAAGAACCTCTGTTCCAAATTATAAAAACCCAATCTTTAGGGGTCTCTCCTTCTTCTCGTTGGAATATTCCTTCCCTCGCTAACCACTGTGAAGCCCTGCCCCTGAAATCAAGTGTTTCATCATAAATATATGTATCCATCACAGTGAAATGTTTTAGGGTATCGTTTCTTAATTTATCAAGAAGCCCTATTATAACTGAAGAAACATTCATTATTACTACCTTTTTATGCTACTGGCACAATAGAATGTATACCGTAAATAGGGTCACCGTTCACCCCATTTACAACCATTGTGTTTTGTGTTCTGAAAACTTTTATACCGTCTTTAAAGAGAACCTCAACTTTAGAGTTTCTCGGTATATCTAAGTGTTCGCCTATTGTGTAAATTTTCCCCTCATCGTCGTTGAATGTACTATACCCTTCTAGGCTTAACCCAGAAAACTCTTGAAGCCCATATACACCAGTCACTAAAAACCTTCCGTCGTCATCAGGAGTATTCTTATATTCATATTGTTGTGAACTGTCATTATATAAAGTCGGTTTAGAAATTGGGTGGTATATATTACAAGGGAGACCTTGTAAATATTGAAGGTGCTTTATAGCTAAGTAATTTCTTCTTGTCTGAAGACCAAATGAGATTTCTGTTATCATTTAGACGGTTCCTCATTCACATATTTTTGGATAGAATTTATCCATTCAACGAATCCATTAAAAGTATCCCTTCTCACTCTAATCGTGAATAGAGTTTTACTAAGGATCCATTCCCACTTAAAATAAATGAGTGGTCCAGCAACAACGGTTTTCATATTTGTTCTGAGGTTTTTAAATATTACATCTACAAGCCCCTCATTCATCCCTTCTAGCTCATTTTCAGTTATTGGGTGTGTAATGTCACTCGAGACGAAATCGTCTTTTTTAGCCTCTTCTATCATCTCTTCGTAATATGTATCACTATAAAATAGTTCATCTATTTTTTCATTATCTTTCATTACTCCCCCTTAAAGAATACTTAGATACCAATTATCTTGTTCTGTTTTTAATGACTCCAAAGTATTCTCCCATAATTCTTTACCCTCTGAGTATAATTCAGACCCGTCATTTTCAAATGGCTGGTCACCAAATGAAAAAGATTTTCTACTTGAACCAACATACATCATATAAAGACCTAAAATCATTTCAATTAACTCAGTATTTGTCGAGTCATAATCTTCCAAAGTTCCTTCAACTAATAATTCAGCAATGTAGCTTCCAGTTATTTCTGTTCTGAATAACCCATTGTCTTTATTGTAGTCCCATGACCATTGAATTCTTCCACTTGGACCTGCTAGTATAGGGTCGAAAAAGTAAAGATCAACTACACTTAGGATTCTTCTTCCTTCAGTGTCGTATTTCATGATAGTGGTGTATTCCGAAACTGAAAAATCTGATTGTTTGAAAAGTGGTCGCCAGTTGGCATAAGTAGAAATGGCTCTTTTTACTAAGCCAGATAATACAACATCGTCGACTTCTATATCGTCGATACCGATGAAGTATTGTAAGGAATTAATAAGGAGGTACTCTCTCAATGAATCTAAAGTCATGTGACCCCCTTATTTGGTGTTAGTCTACGAGAGACTCAAGAAGTGTTTTTTTAACGATTTTTTTACCGTCATTAAGTTTGAAATTTTCGTTTCCGATAAGACTTTCAAGGAAAGCTTCTTTTTTACTTTCTCTCTTAATTTCAGTTTTTTCTTCTTTGTCGTCTTTTTTGTCACTCATTTCTTTTTTGTCACTCATTTCTTTTTTGTCACTCATTTCTTCTTCGCTATCTTTCATTTCTTCGCCATCTTTCATTTCTTTTTTGTCACCCATAGCTTCAGCAATTCTTTCAGCTAATATTGATTCAAGCTCTTCATCGATTCTGTCCATCATTTCTTCATCAAGGATAACTGAACCTTCAGATTTTAAAGACTCGATTACTTTTTCTTTCATTGCTTCTTCAACTGCTTCAATGTCAGCCTCTAGTATAACAAGCGAACCTTCAGATTTTAAAGACTCGATTACTTTTTCTTTCATTGCTTCTTCAACTGCTTCGATGTCAGCCTCTAGTATAACAAGCGAACCAGACTCTTTTACGATATCAACTGCTGAACTCTCATCAATTTCTATTTCACTTTCGGAAATAAAAAAACCATTTGCTAAAAGTAGAGACTTAGCTTCCTCAATTTTAATCTTTGTTTCATTCAACTTTCTTAAATCTTTTATTGACATCTTTTTATTCCCCTACTAATATATGTTCATCTGTAATTTCAATTACAAGGTTAGGATTGATTGCTTCAATCGCTTCAGCTATTCGTGTTTTGTTTTCACATTTTACAACAAGCCCGTCTTCGTGTATTTCAATCTCGATCCCTTCAGCGTCTATGGCTTCTGCGATTTTCTCGAAATCAAGTTCAAGTGTTTCAAGTGATTCAAGCGTATCAATTGCTTCCGGTTCTTTCGCGATTCTTAGATCTTTCACACTTTCAATTGATTTAGGTGTAGCTGAAAGTTGATAAGCCCCTTTCACTTCGAAATCATATTCAGCGGCAAAAACGCTCATAAGCAACATCATAAATGATTGTGCCGTAAACTCTGTTGTGTAGATAAGGAAGCCATTTCCAACTCTAGAGATATTAGGTTCTCTTTCATAAACCTTAACAAAATTAACTAAATCAGTTGGTATGATTTTATCTTCATTTTGTTTGTCAGAAATAAGAAGCCCGTTTTCAGTTAATGAAACTTCTAGGTTTTCATTAGTTGAAAGTATGCTGGCAAGTTCTTCTAATTTTATCATATAATCCCCCCTTTTATTTTTCTTCAGTTTCAATTTTAACTGAATTTCTTCTTGAATTACCTTTTTTTACAGGTGTTTCGATAATCTCTTCCTTCGCTTCTTGCTTAGGTTCAGATTCAGGTGTTTCGATAATCTCTTCCTTCGCTTCTTGCTTAGGTTCAGATCTTTCGCCCCCGACTTGTAATTCATCATTCTCAATTTGCAAAGTGAAAGTCATGTAAGATTCTGGGTAACTGACCGCCGTCCTTTCGTCTTTAATAGCGATTTCAATGTCCTTGTTTTTTCTTAGAGTATGTACAACGCCATCTACCCTAAATAAAACAGAACCTTCCGTATCAGTCTTAGCCAAGTAAGTCCCTATAGTCATATTAAATCTCCTTAATTGATTTTGTTTATTTAGTTTATTTAATTGGGGTAAAAATTAATCCCTCTTAGATGGAATTTAAGAAGTATAAATAGTTTTTAATCAGTACACAGTCTATATCACTTACTATAATGTTTCTTATATACTTTACTACCTGAATCAAATATCTTCCTGAACCCGTTATTATACATATTTTCTGTCTCAGTGAGTTCAGGGTCGAAATTATCTAATATGTCTTTTAGTTTATGTTTTTGGTATTTGTTCCTTGATCCCAATACAAGGCTATCTGGTTTGAAGTAGAAATAGTTCGGTGAAGTTGTGTGAGTGAATTCAAACCCAATTTTTTCATAAAGGTTTCCTTGTGACCATCTCCTATTCGCATAAGACATTAAAGATTTTGGTTCGTACATTTTTTCGAAATACTTTAAAAGCCTAGAAGCACCACCAACCACCGTGAAGTTCAACTTAGAACAAAACCGTATCAGTTCATATTCGTGATGCTTGTTAAATCTAGCTTTACCGAAAGTCATTAAAGAAACTAATTCTTTATTATAGAACAGACCTACCCTAATTGAAGCTACACTACTCCCTTGGAGATGATTCAGGTTTAAGAAAGAAGATGCTTCTTTCGGACTAACTTCTTTCACTTCACATTTACGAGCGTATATTTTTTCAGAAATACCCATCTTATTTAAAAGGACTGATTCCCATATGCCTTTCTTTATAGGATCTAACCATTCACTTTCGAATATATGAAATAACTGGTACCCAAGTTCTTCTGATATAACAGTTTTACTTAAATGATATTTTGGGTCATCGATTGGGTTATTAAACATTGTATAATTTGATTTACCGTGTGAATGAAACATCATACCATTGTATTCGATATGGGTCTTATAGTGCGGTAGTGTTATATCAAATTCAACCATTCTTCCTTCGTGTTTAAACCTATCATTGAACTTCGCGCCAACTGGGTGATAAACGCTGACTAAATCGAATATCTTTTTTTGTGTAATCCCGAAAGTTTTCTTGTTTGGCTCGAATATTTCCATATTCTTTTTCAAGTTGTCCCTGAGTGTTTGTGAAGTTCCAAAGAAGTTGTCAAATTCATTCGAAAGGAAGAACCCACTTTTTACGAATTCATCCCTAATGAATAGCTCATCTTTTAATATATGTTGTTTATGTTTGAGTATATGAGAGCGAGAGTTATTATAGTTTTCATCACCGTATCTGAGTAACTTAGTTTCTTTAATCTTTCTTATGAAAGATTCTTTTTCATAAACGGTTCTTTTTAACATCTGTTTACTTCTGATATCAGAAAGATTAGGATATTTTATTTTTATGGTTTCTTTTTGTTTGTTAGTATTATTATAGTTTTCATCACCGTATCTGAGTAACTTAGTTTCTTTTATTTTCTTTACTCTAAGTTCTTCTTTTTCTACTGACGATATTTTCGGTTCTTTATTATGGCAGGTTAAACTACAATACTTCCCAATGAACCCAGCTCTAAAAGAAAACCTTGATTTCAGTTTACCGCAAGCGCAAGTTATTTCTTCTTCAGTTTGGGATGTATGTAAAATAGAAAATTTTTGGATGACTGAAAGGTCGTGGTTGGAACGCATACCAAATAGACTGTTTATGGCATTTGAATAATATTCTTCGTTGTGCATGTATTCACGGGAATTAAAATAACCGCTTTTTGTAATGAGTTTATTTAGCGCGGTTAGCGTACTTCGTTTATTCAAAATTTACTCACTGTTTATGATACTATGATACTATGATACTATGATACTATGATACTATGATACTATGATACTATGATACTATGATACTATGATACTATGATACTATGATACTATGATACTATGATAGACTTAAAGGTGACTTAATTATGCGGGGTTTTTAGGATACGGAGGGTGTAAGGAGTGGTTTATCAGGGTCACCCCTGATAAAGTGACCAACTATTACGCTGTGATAACGATTTTTGTGATCAAGTTTGGAACTGGAGCTATCATGCCTGCTTGCAATGCCACGCCTTTTTGTGATTTCAAAGGGTTGTGGTCAATACCATCAGTCATATTAGTTACAAAAAGTGGTAAGTATGGAGCATACACCAATGATGTATCAAACATGCTCGTACCTTTAGAAATCATAAGGACTTCATCACCTGGAACAACTGAACTTCTAAGAACTGGTCTACCATCTAGTGTACCGAAGAAGTGAGTACCAAGTACAGCATTCAAATCACCAGCTGGTTTAAACCCTGGAAGTGTTCTGATAATAGCAGAAGCATTGTGACCAGCAACAAGAGCAGTCGCACCACCGCTTCTACCAGCGTTGTTTAGAATTTCGCTTTCTGCGTATGCCAATGCATCAAAGAAAGTTAGTTTGTGCTCTGTGAAAGAGATACCAGCAGGAGCAGTCTTGATCCAAGTTGTTGAACCAACAGCATTTACATAAGCTTCCATAACAACATTTGAAGCAACTTCAGTTGTTAGTTCTTGAGTAAGGTCTTTAGCCATAGTTTCTTCAACATTGATACCAAATCTTTTACCCAATGAGTATGATTTGAATAGACCGATGTCAGATCTAAGAGCATAAGTTCTAGCTCTAACGCCAACAGATTCAAATTCACTTCTGATTGTCGGGATTTCAGACAATGACTCAAAGTTAGTTGCATAGTTGATTGTTACCGGAACAGCAGCAGCAGGAGCAACAAGGTATGTAACTGCATATACACCAGTTTCATAATTGATAACACCTGAACCACCAACACCGATCAAGTTACCAAGACCATCATCAATTAGTTTAGAAGTACCAGAAACAATTTCAACTTCTCTTTTTCTCACTGGAGAATACATTACTGTACCTGAGAATGTTGTATCTAGTCCATCACCAGTACCAATTAGTTCACCTTTGATATCTTCACCAGCGAATTGTGAAGGTTTCAATACTCTACCTCTTCTTGGGTCAACTAAAACTTGGTTATCAGTTACTCCACCTCTTGTTGTTTCTGAAACAACATTTTTAAAGTAAATTGTACCTTGTTGTTCTTGAAGTGGTTGAATACTTGCAATCAAAGGAATCGGTGATTGGGCAGTTGATGCAGTAATAACATCCAACGCGATATTAGGAAGAACACCTAAGTCACCATAACCGCCATTAGCTTCTGAGAATGCTTGGAAGCTTTCGTATTGTTCTAGTTGTGAACCAAGAGCATAAAGGTCTTCGTTCGTCACGCCTCTGGTTTTAGCGACAGTTGATTTCGCTTCGTAAAATTCCATATAGTCTTGGTATTTTTCGAAATACTGTCCAACTTTTTCATGTAGTTTTAAATTTTCCATATTTTAATCCTCCTAAGGATTTTGTGTTTTTGATTAAAGATAGAGGCATTTTTTGCTACCCATTTACCATAATCATTTTTATTATCACATTTATTTAATAAGGAAACTTAAAATAATTTTAAAAAATGAAAATGTACCGAAAATCTGAAGTTCACTTATCTTAAAGTATAATTATTTTAGAACGAGATATCACGGTGAATGTTTATTACAGCGTGTAAATTCAATTATATTAGAACTCTTTAGTTTCAGAAAGTGGCGGTGAACTAAACACTGAGTTTAGAATTTCACAGAATTTAAATCGGTGGTATTTATTATATACAAACACAATTTAGTATAGATGGAATTTAAGAAGTAAAATATATTTTAGCGGAAGCTCATTAACATAAGTGGGTGCTAGAGTAAATTATTATCATTATCATTATCATTATCATTATCATTATCATTATCATTATCATTATCATTATCATTATCATTATCATTATCATTATCATTATCATTATCATTATCATTAGTTTCATTTAAGATGGAATTAAAGAAGTAAAAAAGTTTCACTAATATAAACTATTTCACTAATATAAACTATTTTAGTATATAAACTATTTTAGTATAGATGAGTTTATTAGTATAGATGAGTTTATTAGTATAGATGAGTTTATTAGTATAGATGAGTTTATTAGTATAGATGAGTTTATTAGTATAGATGGAATTTAAGAAGTAAAAAAGTTTCACTAATATAAACTATTTCACTAATATAAACTATTTTAGTATATAAAACACATTGATGTTAAGTGGAATATAAAAAGAAATTACAGTAAACTTGTTTCATGAGTTTAATTCAATGGTAAACATTTGTGGTTATTGTGATTATGTAAAGAGTGTTAAGTTAATCTAATTTAACTGAAGTAAANNNATTTTTATTTTTAGTCTGCTTCATAGAGACTATTTATTTTTATTTTTAGTCTGCTTCATAGAGACTATTTATTTTTATTTTTAGTCTGCTTCATAGAGACTAAACGGAGGGTGGTATTAATTATACCCTCGCGAGGTCTCAAAATTTCAATCTTCGTTTGGGTTGTAGTATTGAGTGAATTTAGATTTAGATTTATCATTCGGCGTGAATATGACTTCCCCGTTCGAAAAACAACCGCTTCGAGTTCCTTCAGAGTAAGACTCTACCATTTCTGTAATTTTAGAAATTTCTTCTTGGTACAGTTCCCTTTTAATAACTAAATCTTTTCTAATGGATTTCACCGCTGAATAAAATTTCAAAAGGTTTGCGTGTGAAACCTCTTCATAATTTTCAGCGCCAAACTCTTGTTCAATTTCGTACCTCAAGTGTTCGAAATTGTACCCAAAGGGGTCAACTAAAACAGAAGTACCTGACTTTGAAGACCAAGTACAAAACTTTACATCAATGTGTTCATTAACAACGGAAATCTCGTTTTTTATATCACCCAACAGAAAATCGTAATCATCTCGGTCTTCAAAGTCAGGGAAGGCATATTCACCAACTTCAAACATTTCTTCAATATCATTGCGAATGTCTGTTATTAAATCTTGTTCACAGACATTCTCAGCTAATTCAAATTCTTCGGTGATTTTAGTAATAATTTGTTCTTTTGTCATTTTTGCTTTCCTTGGTTCGTAGTTTGATATGTTATATCATAGCGTAACTAAGCTTAAAGATAGGTTAAAAATGAAAGAGGAAATACTTACTATTTCCTCAGTGGGTTAGCGTGTTAAATTTTCTAAGAATTTGCTTTTTTGTACGCTCTTTTGGTTCGGAGTGTATGTCGGGATTTCAACTTGTGCGGGGGATAAAAACTTGTTCAGTTTTTCCAACCTTGAAAGCTCTTGCGTCACTTCTGACTCAGACTTTGAATTTTCAACTACACTCTTAACTTCTTTCTGGTCGAGTTTATAAAGGACAGAAAGGTGTTTCACTTTTTGTTCATTGTATTTGTCAGAAAGTGATGAATTCTCCTTAGTTAAATCTTGGTTCACCTTAGCTATGTCTGAAAGCTTATTCAGGTCTTCTTCGCGTAGTTCAGCTAATGCATTATACTCTTTTTGTTTGTCTTCAAGTATTTCCCTAAACAGTTCCTTGTCATTTTCTTCTTTTTCTTGCATTGAACCTTTTAGAGATGAATATTCTTTTTTTACTTTATTCAACGCTTCAGTCAATTCTCCATTTTCATGTGTGTATTCATCCACCTTTTTACTTTCTTTTAATAGTTGCTCACCAAGAGACTTCAAATCATTTTCTTTACTCAGTATTTTAGTGTGTATATCTTCTGGTATCCTATATTCTATTATGTTTTTAGTTTCGGTTATAACCTCAGAAGACTTGCTCATTTCTTCTTCTAATTTCTTAGTCAGGAATTTGGTCGATTCTTTCATTTTTAGAATTTGTAATTTTAACTCTTTACCAGCTTTACTAGATCTTTCTAGTTCACCAGCTAATTCATTTTTTTCTTTTTCTTTGGCTTCAGAAATACTCAACATAAATTCTACGAATGATTCTGTTGCTTCTTTTTCAGAACCTTTTTCTATTTCAGTTTCTTTAGAGGGTGTTTCAGAAATCTTATCACCGAGGTCTTTTATTCTCCCGCAAATCTTTATGATAGATTCTTCAATATCTTCTTCTTTAAGAATTTCATCACATATAACACCCAATTCGTTGATTTCACTAATTGTTATCTTATCATCTTTATCTAAGAATTCTATGAGTGAATCATAATATTTAGAATAATCAATGTTATATCTCATTAACTTTGAAAGAAGGTCTACATAAGAAATGTAATTCATCACTAATTTCGTTGAAACGGATACACTTGAACCACTCTTTACATTCTGAGTAACTTCCTTTTCCTCATTCAACTCTCTTTGTGAAGTGATCATTTTATTTTCACTTATGACATTTTCAAGCATAAGTATAATTTCACTCTTATCAAGTCCGTCAAGTAATTCTCTATTAAACATTCCTTTTCCTTCTTCAACTTCTTTACTGAATTTCAACCCACAAAGCCCGTCAACGCATTCTATATGATTAAGTTCTTCTTTTTCTTTTAACTCGGAAAATTCTTCAGATAGAGACTCAACTAACTTAGGGTTTGTTTCTAGAAATCCAGGTTGTATTACGAAATCTATTGATTCAATCGAGAAGTTTTTAGAATCAAGAACTTTATACTTCTTTCCATCCTTTTCTTTAGTTTCATTACTGAAGCCACCGAACGCTCTTGTACTAACATACATATTTGACCCAGACCTTAGAATTGCGTTAAGTATTCTTCCAGATGGTGTATCTAGTATCTCATACTCAGCGTTCCCTTGCCCACTTTTTTTATCTATTGATATACTTGTGACTTTATGCGATACTCTACCAGACTCAAGAAGTTCATCGAGTGAATAGTCTTTTGGGTGTCCTATACACCCAAACATTAGTCCTCTATCAATTAACTCTTTGGTTTCACTATTTTTTAAAGCATTTTCCCAAAGTTCTTCTGGGTAAAATCTACCATTCCTACTATAACCATCCAAGAAAAAAGATGCACCTTTCACTTTTGCAAGTACGCCGTCTCTTAGTTGTGTCGGGGAAGCTTCTTCAATTTTTAATCCAGAAACTTCAAAGTTTTCATATATATAATTTTTCATATTTCACCCGTTTTGTATTTCATTTTCGTATTTCATTTATTTAATATTATATCGAATTGCCTATCGAGCTCTTCGTATGTTTGCCTTGATGGGGCTAGTATATCTGTGCTTTGGACAGATTTCATCATTGCTCTAAATATATCATCATCTTGATCGTTACTTAGATGTTTCAAGTCTCGTTTAGCGTACATGTACATTTTTGGGTCTTGAAAATATTGTATCATATCAGTTAATAGCCCATAACTTGATTCTACTATGACCCCAGTAGTGTATGCTTCTATTAGTTCTATCTTTAATTCACTTGCATCTTCGGTGAATGCTTCAAGTAAGTCAAGGAATTGTACCATAGCTTCTGCGTCAGCTTCATAGTATTGGAGCTCAAGGTATAAGTGTGTCTCGATACTCGACAGCCCTAATAGAGCATCGTTGACTTGTGACATAGTTAAATACATCGTTTGTTCCCCAGGAGCTAAGTCTGTTTCGTATGCAGAGTAACTTCCGGACACACTTTCCCTGAGGGCATTGAACCTTCCCAATGCTCGGTGGAATCTTTTACCTTGTGTACTCTTGTTCCACTTCTTAATTCCCTTCTCCATTTCGTGTTTACTTCTTCGCCACCTATTAGACATTTCCCTTGAAGCTTTATGATCCTTCGCAGTCTTAACATTCACTAAGGATAATCTCTTCCTTACCTCTACCTCGTTCAAACCGAGAAGATTGAACTGTACCTCATCTATCTTACTTTTAAATTTCATAACTACTCCAGTGAATTCGGGTTTTCACCGACTGCGTCTATTTTTTTCATACTAAGTATATCGAACCCAGACATTAGTGAAAATTGTTTATTCAAGAAATCAACATATTCTTTTCTGTTGATATCTATTTCATCGTGGTCTTCAAAGTCATTAATGAAAGATTTGAAATTGTCAACCATTGAAACAGTTAAATCCAAGAATTCAAGCCTTTCTAAGTCATCAGTATTTAAAACATTTAGAAACTTCACTTCTATATCTTCTTTGATAAAGTTCCTAAAACCGATATTGGTTAGGTGTACTATAATAAGTCTTTGTAAACCTTCCCTGAGAGCATATTGTATTGACTTCAGTTTCTTGGTATATCTAATGTGGTCTTTTATAACATCAGACTTTATGCCTTGTTCGTCTATGATACTTGTTGGTAGTCCTATCGTACTAAGCGCCATCTTTCTTATGTCTGTTATTTTTTCGTGCATCTCAGCGTAATTCGACTCAGAGTTGAAGTCTTCCGCTTGAAGCTCTCCTTTATCACCGAAATTAGGTATTACTTTGACCTCGCCTACTCTTGCCCCTATCGTTCTTAGGATCTCTTCATCACTTTTATCGGCAGTACCTATTTTCAGTGTTTTGTTAATCATCTTTTCGAATGTCTGTGCAATCTTCTGTGCTTCTGCTGGTTTAGTAGTTGACGGTACTGATACCGAAACCAACTTCGTAGCTAACGCGTCGTTTATGAACCCAAGTGGAACAAGTTGCTCTAAGAACTTCAATTCCTTTATTAATCCATAAGATGGATACAGTACTGATTTACCCATTCTCAAGTAAAGTATCTTATCGTTTAGCCCGTCGACTTTAATTCTGATTCTACTCGATGGGAGAGAAAAATAAACCATATTAGTAGGTTGAACTGTTTCAATTTTACTTTTACCCAATGAAAGATAATACGCCACATCTGAATCTTTGAATACTGGTATAACCGTTGTCATATCAACATCATCGTGTATTGAAACTATTCCTTTGTTTGTTGAAGAGTCTGTATCATTCCCATTAACATCTAAGCGAAGAAAGTACTCACCGTAGTAAAGGATGTCTTGGGCAATATCAATTATCATCTTTTGTACATTGAACTCATTTAAAAAGTCTTTCACAATCTTGGTTGCTGCTTCATCTGTAGCGCCAGTTGAATTTTTGATGTTCGCCTCGAACAATACTTGGTCGTTCCCAGTTGGGTTCAATGCATCGTCCATAATCCTATCAATAATCATTTGACTAAAATAAAAATCTTTAATAGTATCTAGGTCTTGTATTATTCTAGCTTTGGTTTGACCTATTTCTAAGAATTTCGTTAATAGTATATTATTAACGCTCGGCTCTGCCTGTATTTGTGAATAAGATTGCTGCGCCGAGACTGCTGGGTCAAGTGCCATACTCCAACCAAATAGTTTATTGGTTAGAGTTGAAAAATTATCACTCAATTGTTTTATCATATTTCTTCCTTTGGTCTATCGAACTATTGGTCTATCAGTCTATTGAACTATTTAATGTTTTTTCAAATTGCTCATTCTATGAAGCTACCACTGACCCCACTCCCGAATATGTTAGAGTATGGATCGTCTTCATCGTATTCATCACCAAACACTTCAGAAAGCTCATCTATGAACTTTGAATTTAGGTATGGTTTATATTCTATCTCAGTAGAAATATTCCACAATGCATTCGCAATAGCATCTGCTATATCCTTTGAACCCCTTGTACCATCTGGGTTACTATCTGGGTGATCAATCTTCTTTTCATTTTCTTTTAGGAAAACCAGCTCTCTATAAAGTATCTTATTATTCGGCATCTTTATTCTATTTGATATAATGGCATCCCTTAGTGCATAGTAAGCTTCTTTCTTAGTATCAACTGAGTATGTCTTTGATCTCATACCTTGCTGCTCAAGTAACTGCAATGTTTCTTTTGATTGGAAACTATCTGAAACCACAAGTTCAACCCCTACCCCTCTTCGGTACAACTCATTAATGAATTCCCTTATCTTATAGAGTTTAAGTTGTTCCCCTTTGGGTGGTCTTACCCCTATCGCAAAGTCTACCCAATATTGTCGTTCCTGTAGAGTTCCTTCGCCGACTGTATCGTGTATGTGTATCATAGCTAACCCATATCTATCCCCAGCATATGCGATATCCAATCCTATAACCTTTTGAGATCCAGGAAGAAATTTATCAATCTCGCCCTCTTTGAAGTATGACATAAGATCATCGTTTTCACCTACGATAACTTCATCTAAACCACAAGCAGTCTGAAGTATCAAACTTTCTTTAATCTTTTCTTTGAACGGTATAAATGTTCTCACATCTGAAACTGACATACCTAGAACATCTCTAATACCAGCGTATATATCATCAAACTCTTTCCTATGTTCATACGGAACTTCAAATACCTTTTCCGGATCAAACATATTAGCTCTAGCTAAGTCTTCTGGCGTATTTATAAAAAATGGGTCTGATTGATAATCCCCAATGAATATTTTAAATTTTTTCCCAGAATATTGAACTTTGTGTTTTAGTACTTCAAATCGAGGGGCAGAAATTACTAATATGTCTCCCTTTGAGAAGTTATCGTCGCTCTCCTTAGCATTGTCTATCATTGTTTGTATAATAGACCCCTCTGTCGTAGCAGATGATATCATAGAGTAAGTACCGCCCCACTTATTTCCTTTCAGTAGAAATCTTGAGTTAATCCTATTATACATTTCAGTGATAATGTTTTTTGAACCGCCTTTAGTCACTTCTTGGTTTACCTCATCCGATGAAGCGCTGAAAACATTCTTACCAACTAATTGGTGTTTCCTTGAAACCATGTTTATATCTATATCCTTTATAAACATCGATGAGTTGCCCTTGGTGTTATTGAACTTAGAACGAAAAAATGGACTTTCTTTTATTAGGGAAATAATTGGTGCGTAGTTTACTTGCTCAATGTTCTCTATAGTAGAGTTCGTTAGAGTGAAGAATATCTTTGCTGACTTTGGTAGTTTGAATTTTAACTGTGGTTCATCTAAGCACAAAAGTCTCGCTAAGTCATACAAGAAAATGACACTTGATATTGTGGTGTTATGGTGAATAGAACCATCTGGTGTGTTATAGAGGTGTGGGTACAGTAAACTGAAGTCGAAAACCGTTTCTTCACCGATATATTCAGTTTTTATGATTTTAGTAGATGCGCCAGAGACATTATCTATTGATTTTGCGCACTTTAATAGTCTCTCGTTTCCATCTTCAATGACTTTGTGGGTATCCGCTGCCTCTATAGTATCACCAGACTCAAGGTGATATTTATGAACAGATGCTTTCTTAGTCACGAGTTTATTAACTGAAACGAAACCATTCGGTGAACTGACTTTAATATCACATGGAGGAGTATGAACTTCTTCGGTTTCTTTGGTGTTATGATTTATACCAAGTTTTTCATATAAAACGCCTATCGGTATTTTAATGGTTTTAAAGTCATTATTTCCATTCATCAATTATCCATCATCTAATTTCAGGCGTTTTCCGGAAAATACTTTCGCGGTATCTTTACCTATATTTGGTCTTTTATTTAATTTTTCTTTCCTGAACATAGAATTACTTATTCCGACATCGTGGCTTACGAATGAGTTCTTATTAAAAAAGCCCCTGAGGACCTCAGAAGTGTCCTTTTTTGCGTTAAACGACTCTGAGTCATATAATGTTTGGGTGAAAAAAGAAGATGTCCTAATGGAGTTTAAGGTGCTTATGAGGGAATTAACAAAAGTTTGATTTCTAGTCATTTTGATCTCTAGTTATTTTGATCTTCTAATGTGACTGAACCATCAGCCTTCAGAGTATACATGAAATCTACATCATTGTTTCCTTCACCGCTGACAACCCCCCACCCAGAAGTGGTTGACTTATCTAAATTATATTTTTCAGCATCGCCGTATGAACTTCTAAGTAGTTGCGCGAATTTATATTCTGGGTCATTCCCTCTTTCCTTGGTGAATTTTTTATTAAAGTCACTTAACCAAGGAAGTGTTGCTTCTGGATACCCATCATAATGTTTATATACTTTTGCGAATGTCATACCTTCGATTTCTATTAACGCTCTAGTTGACATAATAACCCCTTATTGTAATTTAATGTGATTTCTTTGAATGGATAAATTACTCACCTAAAACTATTTGTATGTACCTGAGTTTCGCTTCTAGTATATCATCAATTTCTTCGATGATATACCCATTGTTATCGATAATCGCGAATGTATCTCTCTTCGTTGGTTTAAGCGCGATGATTGAAATCGTTCTGGCAAAAGTATATATTTTAGATATGTTCTGTTCCGAGTTCGGGTGAATGAACTCATCTTTTGTTGGTTTACTGTGAGTGGATTTTTCTGAAAACCACTCATCAAACATCCCATTGAAATACATCACCAACCCCCTATTATAATTTTGTGAATATTTAGTTTTTTCTTTGGTTCTTCGGTGCATCCATTAATGTTGAACTATAAATCTGCGTTTTTCTTTGTCATATCGTAAAGCATACCCGTTTTGCCTGACGGCTTCTAGGCAAATCTCAGTCGTTTGTTCTTTCACGAACTGTAACGCATACCCATCTTGATTGACTACTTCAAGGCAAATCTCTGGTGTTTGAACTTCAGGTCTTAGTTTTATAAATTGTTCTGTGGTCATCTTTATCCCTTTCTTTATGCTATA